CGTTCTTCGGGTATTTGCGGCTAGCTCAGCAATTCTTCCCGGCAACAATGCAGTTGTACTATTAGCACTGGCAATGGCATTGTTGCCCTGCGCTTTTGACTTAAACGTATCTGCCATCATTTGGTTGCTTCTTAAATAACCGGTTTGTTTTACCAACTCGTCAAACGTCTGACGCTGTAGGTCGTTATCCCGATCTGCTTTCTCAAGACCAGCCAGCTGTGTACGAACAGCCAGTCCACTNTTAGCGTCGCCGTACTTTGTGTAGATGTCGCCTAGGGCTTTATAGCGTGCCCGTTCTAGCTCAGTACCTTCTAACCCTTTACCAAGACCAGTTTTGAACTTTTCATCGTCCATAAGCTCAGCGGTTTCATAGTCCATCCCAATCTTTTTGAATGTACCGTACGTCGAGTTAAAGTTATCGGCAAACTCCTGCCAGCCTGATTTACGTGCCATGTTCAAGCTCCTTAAATTCTATACCGAGTGCATCATAATCCACAGCCAAGAAGCCTAGATCTGTCATCTGAACAGCGTCTGGGTAGACTAGCTCGACCTCATCAGCCATCACACCAACGAACCGTCGGCCCTCTGTTTCGCCTTTATAGTTAAACGCGTAGAGAGTAAGCGCTGTGCGCTGATCGACCCCGACTTCAGTTATGTTTTCTTTAAGGCGGCGATCAGAACCGAAGAACGCAGTTTTAACACCAGCCGCTCCACCGAGTGCACCACCAATATCGCCAAGTAAGCTGCCACTTGTGTTAATGTAAGTCTGCGTCTGGTTGTTAAGGACGTTGCCAAGACCTTGAAGCTGCATACGCTGTCCCGAACCAATAGTTCCTGCGCCAATAGCCATGTTGCCCATGTAGTTCTGACCAGCAGATTGAGCGCTGTTACCAGCAAGACCACCAGCTTGAGACGCGCCACCGTAGGCAGCAAGAGATGTCTGACCCAAGTTACGACCAAGTCCTACGGCACCGAGTTGTCTGCTGTAGCCCATTTGCTCCGCGCCAGTCCGTGCGTTCGTCATAGCGTTGGCTCGTGCAGCAGATTGTTGTAGCGCAGATGCGTTCTGCATACCGGCAAAGCGTCCAGAGTTGGGGTTTACCCCCATTGCGCCCATTGCTCTNNGGTTCATGCCTTGCGTTTGGTTAAACGCTACACCCACGTCGGCAGCTGCCTTAGACGCTAGATCGTTCTGGTAGGCTTGCGTATTAAACCGCTGTGCGTCACGCACTAGGCCTTGCTCGACTGGACGGAACGTATCGCGCTGATAATTGTAGTAATCCCTCGCCTGATCCATCTGCTCTTGCTGGGCGGCTATCTGATTGTTGGCAATGCCCTCAAGGATAGGCTGGTTACGGTTATACTGTTCACGAGCAAAGGCTAGTTGTTCTCGCCCAAGGCCAGCTTGTATTTTTGCGGCTTCTTGACTTGCGTTAGCTAACGGCGCGTAGTCGGGGGCTTGTACGTTGTTCTTGCCCATTTAACTTTCCTTTCCGGTAATTCTCAGGCCATAGGACGAGGACGATAATATCTTGACCGTCGGTGCCAGCCTCGTGCATGACGCCTTCTTCAATGAAGCCAATGTGTTTATCCAGTATAAGTGCTTTTTCATTTTCAACTTCTACCAACCCTGTCACTCTACGGAGTTCGCAAGTCTTGAACGCATATACAAAAGCGTGATCCAGCAACTCCATCAGGCCTTTTGTGGGTTTACTAACCGCTATGTGAGCTGTTGCGCTGGAACCTGTGAAGTTGTTAAACACCACGCCAGCTACAAGCTCACCTTTTAGTTCAGCGCCCATAGCGTAAAAATCACCCCAAGACGACACTTGCCCCACTTGGTTAGCGACCCAATCACCGACCCGTTCTTTCTCATCGAATACAAGAACCGACGAAGTCATGGCAATACCTGTTTACGCGTTAACACATTATAGAACATTTATCAATCCGGTTTTGTTGGCCAAGTAGTGTTACTCGGGTCCGCTGTTGTAGGGAGATCACGCAAAGCCTGTCGATACGTGGCCCACTCCTGTTTCTTTGCATCAGTTAGAGGGCTGTCGGCCCCTTGTGTCCAGTCGCTGCGCAACAAAAGCCTGTTACGATCCATTCGTAGGTAAGCCAAGATCTTTACTGTGTCAGTTGACCAAGTTTCTGTCTCTATGTTGAATACTGGGTACGGCAAATCTGTCTGTGGTTTCTCTAAGATACTACCGTTTTTTAAGTAGTAGTTATTGATCTTAGGGGGATATTCTACAGTGATATATGTTTCATCCGTTGGTGGAATACTTGTGCTAGAATACAGTCCACCAGTTACGTTTGATGCGGCGATATAACAATTCATCTCTTTAACCTTGTGACGGTCATGACGAGTTCCCTATAATAAACGGGAGGGCCAGCCGTATTGGAAGACTGAAAGGTTCGATTGGCTGCTCCAAAAATGACTCTGACATTTCCATAAGTTGCAGTGGTGGTGACCCCAATGCTGAACGGGATAGCCCAATGATCGTCGCCTGACCCACCGCCTCTCGACCCTGCGACACGCTGAGAATAGTGTGTAGTAGTACCCTGCTGACTTGCAGATTGATAATTACCACCAGTATCTAATATAAACGATGTGAAACAATCTCCACTGGTGCTCACAGCCGTCCCATCTATCCATCCCTCAACTTGAACTTGAACAGAACCCCCTGCTGGAAGCCCTGAGATAACTTGGTCTATTATTAAAGTGTTATGTGTGTGGTTTGTTATTGTAGTATCTGAAAACGTATAAACATCACTCGTGCTGACAGCAGCAGCAGCTATCTTGCCTGTGGCTACTCCACTATTTTTTATAATTAAGTTTCCCGATCCATCAGTGTCTAGCGTAACATTATCAATCTGCAATTTACTGGCTGATATTGTATCTCTTATAACTGCGCTTTCAAACTCTGCGTTACCGTTTCTTTGCAGTCGCCAACCAGATGAGCCACTTTGAAAGTTATCAGATTCTATATCGGATGTTACTTGAATGGCTCCTGTCACAGTTCCAAAAGCAACAGACGTTGAACCGCTACTGCTAGTTGCAGTAAAGTTAGTTGACCACTCTTTAAGCGTTGTATTTGTAATAGAAACTGAAGGTTGCGTTTGTGACCATCCCGTTGATCCTGTTGGTAGCCCAGTAAGCAAACCAGTAGAAAAATTAAAACCTATGCCACTGTTGGAAATCGACGGTTGGGTAGCAGATAAAGAGTTATAGTAAACTCGACCAGTTACAACTGTATCGCCAGATGGCCCTGTTACAGAATTTCCTTGTGGGCCTTGTGGACCTGGTGGGCCTGTTACTGACGCGCCATCAGCACCATCAGTTTTTCGGGCATAAATTACTGCACTGCCAAAACTTACTGAAGCAGCCGTGTCTGTTACGGAACCCGACGCTAGGCCAGAAGCTCGATACACAATATCTCCGTTAGACGACAGCGATGGAGCCGACGTTGACCAACCTGACGGGGGTGTAAGCGTGTTGTTTGTAAAGTTAAACGATCCAGCTGAAAGACCTGCATTACTATTAAGTCTGTAAACTGCGACTTCGGCTATGCTTTCGCCTTCTATCTGAAACGGTGTGCCCCATGTAAAGTTAGTTGCGCCAACAGCTTTTACTCCAGAAGACGCATACAATAGTCCACCCGAAGAAGGTGGATTCGTAGACCATCCAGAAGGAGTATTGGCCGAAGGAGAAGGAGCCGAAGGAGCTGAGCCAGCTCTAATAAATATAATATCAGTGGACGCACCTGTGGTTCCTGCACCCGCTGTAGAAGTCCCAACAGAACCAGCAATTAGATTAAACGGCCCTTCGATACCATCTTTGCTTACGTGCCTAATCCAGTAGTACACGGTCTTAGCAGAGCCAATTGCGTGAGAAAACTCTGTTCCTGACGACATGCCTATTTTTACAGCTTGGTCTAGCAGGGGCACCTCATTCGCAGCTACCTGGGCAACGGTTGGTTCTGCCGCCCACACTTCTGTGTGCC